AGTCCATCTCCGGCACTGGGTACTCGAAGACCCGATTGATCTCGGCGGAGGCGTCGTGCTTGAGTTCACTCAGCTTATCAATCAAGGAGGCGTTTGACGAGGTCACGGCCAGGGTGTTCCAGGCGTTGATCAGCTTGCGTTCCTCGGAGTTCTTGGTCAGCCGTGCCTTGTCCCGTCCTTGGGTGACCTTGTAGACGAAGTCCGAGATCTCGATCCCCGGCATGTTGGTCACCTCGTCGACCACCAGCGGCAGGTTGCCGTAGACCCCGAGCCTGGACACCAGGGCGTTCTTGGTGTCATCCCTGAGCATCATCAGGTCGTTGTGGTATCCCCAGATCGACTGGTTAAATCTGAGCATCAGGGTCTTGCCGGCACCGGACTCGCCGACCATCGAAATCAAGGCCCCGTCAAAGCCGGTGAACTTCATCAGTGGGGCACCGAACCCAGCCAAGAGGGCAAAGGCGAACGGCTCCATGCCACGGTTGTTGAAGACCCCGGTGGCTGCCGACCACTTCTCAAGCGACCCTTGCTGCCGGAAACCCTCCGCTGACTTCGGGACGTTGCGGGCGAGACTCGCCTCTTCGCAGGAACCGTCGGCGTGGTAGATCTTCCGGCCATGGACGAACATCGGCTTGCCGCCGCTGGTCTCTTTCCAGCCCATCTGGCAGAGCAGGCGGGTCATCCGTCGGTTACGCTGCAGCTTTGCCTGGTACGACTCGATGTAACCGACCATTTTCTTTTTCTCGTTCATGCCTACCACCTTGATATGATTGTCTGACAGTATGGTCATCAGCGCCTTGGGGTCATGGACCAAAGAACTGCGGATCGTGCACTCCATCTCGCCTTCATGCGGCAGCCGGTGCCTGAGAGTGGTCACCTCGTAGCCCAGCGACTCGTCGTAGGCGAGGCAGGAGATGTGCAGGTCCTGGTCATAGAAGCGTACCCAGCGGCCTTCTTCCTCAGCAAACAGGCCTTCCTCAGTGCGGCGGTAGCCAGCGGGGGGCTCGCACTCTTCAACAGGGACTTCCTTTTTCGCCGGTTCCGGCCGGCCGAGGACGACCGGACTCTTGATCTTGCCGTTGTGCGGGCAGCCGATGCAGCCGCCGGCATTCTCTGAGCCGAGCTTGGCACAGGTCGTCGGGCCTACCCCAGCGTCCCGCCACTGCTGGATCTTGGCGTCGGTCTCGGTGGCGGTGTAGCCGGAGTACCCCTGCGACCAGGCATGGATGATTTCCGGGCCGTTGACACAATGGACCAGGACACCGATGCAGGCGTACCACACAGGCTCGCTGATATTGCCACCTGTCGCTCGCATCTGGCTGACTTGGGCACACTTGTCGGCGATCAGGTTGGCGTCGCTGGGCACGTCGTCATGGACGAAGAACTCGGCATTGATATCGGTGTTGACCTTTGGCGGCAGCAGAGCCTGGTGCCGTACCTTTTTCTTCTGTGCCGCGGCCAAGAGACGAGCGGTGAACTCCTCGAACTCGATGTCGCCCGGGTCGTAGATAATCTGCACCGGTTTTGGCTCCTTGCCGGGCTTCCTGTTGGTCGTGCCGGGGATGCGCAGGACCGAGGCCGGGTCGGAGGTACGAGAGGAATCAGCACCGATCGCAGGAGCATAGGCCGCCACGACTTTTTTCAGGGTATACGCCACGGTCTGCCACTGTGCCGTGGGGATCGGCTCAGTAAGGATCCAGTGGGCGTAGAGGCCATTGCCGGAGTTGACCACGGCGGGCATCGGCAGACCAGTCTCGGCGATGAACTGCTGCAGTGCTTTGCAACCCTCGCGCTGATTCTTTAGTGGCCACTTCTCGCCACAGTCGATGTCTAAGAAGAAGTTCTTCAGGGTCAGGGTATTGACCTGACTCCGGGTCTTCATGGCGAGTCTCTTGTACTCGTCTTTCGGTATGCCCTTCGGAATCAGCCGGTTATGCGCCTGGGCTTCCTTGATCTTCTCAGGACTGAACGCCGCCTGAGTTATGTAAACGGTATTGCCGCCTTTATCCAAGGCGAGGAGGTTGGCTACTGCGGCGTCGAGATTGTCATGGAAGTGGTGACGGAAACCGCCTCCAGGCAACAGCATTGCGACGCAATAATACCCTTCTCCGGGAAGGAGCCTGTGCAGAAACATCGATCACCTCCACTAGTAGGTTATATGTGTAGTGCTTTACCTACTGGGGACGTGACATTTCCGCAACGATTTTCTTCAGGAGTGCCTGGCGCTCGGCCGTCTTGAGTTTTTCCGGCAGCGGGAACCGGCCAGCCTTGCAGCCGCGCTGGATCATCTGCGCGTACCAGTACGCCCTTGTGAGCCTGAGCTGGTCCGCCACGTTGTGGCCGTTTTTCCAGCGGTGGATGGTCTCCCGGGAGATGCCGGTGATGAATGAGAAATCTACCTGCTTCATTTCAGCAACTTCGATGATGCGGAAGATGAAGTCGACTTTTTGTTTCGTTGCGTCTGACATGGGGGGCTCTCTTAGATGTATAATTAAATTGAACTATTGACGACCTAGACCGATAACTGAAAAAGCTCAGTGGCAAAACCTCTCACATTGTTTGCCGCATCAAAAAAATCAGAGTCGGGATAGGCCAGTGGTTCGCCTTTTGAGAGCCTCTCCATATTAGCGATTTTCATGCCGTCGACTTCTATAGATATCGCCAAAATTTCGGCGTTTATTCTTGATACTCTTGCCATCATCATGTGGTCCATTGTCGGCTCCAATATTTTAGTGGCAGGAGCGGAACATCGCTCCTGCCGGAAGGTTAATCTTACAGACCGAGGTCCTTCATCAGCTGGTCATCAGTCACTTCGCCGGGAGCGGCTGCGGGAGCTGAGGCAGCGGCCGGGACCGGGACTGTACTGAGATCAAGACCGAGGTCGTCCAGCAGTTCTCCACCCCCCTGCGCTGCGGTGGCAGCTTCAGCGTCCGCCTTGGCTTTGGCCTCGGCAGCAGCCTTGGCTTTGGCTGCCTTGGTAGCTGCGGCTTTCTCGGCTTTGGATTTGGCAGCTTCAGCAGCCTCATTACTGGCTTTCTCAGCAGCGGCGACACTGGCAGCGGCCTCTGCTGCTATTCTTGCACGTTCAGCCAGCAGGGTATCCTGAGAGGGGGCACTCAGTTGCTGAGCAACCGGAGGTGCCGGCAAAGCAGGAGCGTTGAACCCGCCGATGATATCCTCGGTCTCCGGCAAGGCAGCCATCTCAGCCAGCTTGGGCAGGGATGCTTCAGGCAGGAAGCCTCCGAACTTGAAGATCACGACCGGGAAAGTCTGGGCCGGGTCGAAGCCGACCAGGGTCTGGGCAGTGCCAAGAGGGATACCTGCGGCCGAAAGCTGCTTGACGTACAGGCCGAAGTTTTTCAGTGACGCTGGCGGGATCTTAAACTGGTAGACTTTCGGGTCGGTCTCAGTCTTGCGGCTGCCGGGGATGAAGATGGCCAGGAGCTTTGAGTCAGCGCAGGCCTTGCCCTTGGTGGCGTTGCCATTCTGGTCGGTGCCGCTGCCGAACTGGTTGTGAGGGCAGGTGGCACAGAGGTCGCTCTGCACTGCCAGAGATGTCGGATCCGGCCGCTCGCCATCGACGGAGAAGCAGTCCGGAGATTTGCCTTCCTCGCCGGGATTGAACGCCGTGGCATACCAGGTCTTCTGCAGAGGCTTCCGAGCCCGCAGCACGACCATCGGCAGGTAGGCGTTCTCATCCGGGCCGATGACCATCTTCCCGGCCGGGAACGGAGTCTCTTCTCCACCGGAGTCGACCAAGGTGAACTGCTTACCGGAGAGTTTCAGGCGCGGAGGCATCCCGGTGCTTATGCCTGCAGCTGCCTCGTCGTTGGCCTGCTTGGCGAGGGTGGGGTTAAGAATATATGACGGAATGGTAGTGCGGTCGGGAATCATCAGATCAAGATCACTCATTTGTTGCTCCTAAATAATTTGATGGTTGCGCCCTGTCGGGCTGTAGATTAACTGCGCCGTACCTTAATGCCTTTGAAAGTCGTGTAGTTTACACCTGGGGGAGGTGTCTGCCCGTCCTCAAGCCGCTGCTTAACCGCGGTCTTCGAGACTGAGTGAGTCAGGAACTCAAACTCGGCGTTGGCCTGGACCCAGCCAAAGAACGTCTCCCAGTCGGCGACGGTGACCGAGTCGCCGGTCTCGATGTAACTGGTGCCGTGCGGGGTCTTCATGCTGGAAGCACCGACCCGGGTCATCTCGGACATCAGCCAGGCTTCGCGTTTCTCCTGCAGGACCTTGAGGTCGGCAAGCTCGGCGGCAAGTGCCTTGGTCTTGGCCGCGATCAGGTCTCGAGTGGCGACATACTTCTCAATGACCATGTCAACGGTGATCGTCTGGGTCATGGTGGTCTCCTTCTTCTTTTGAGGTTTCAGTTCGTTGACGGTGCCTATCCAGTTGCACATGCACTCGACGACGTTGAGGTCCGGCGGGGCCGGGTAGTTGACACTGGTGAGCCGGTTCGGAGCCCTGCCGCACTTCGGGCAGCCCTGGTGCAGGATCTTATACTCCGCCATGCTCATCATGCCTACTGGTTTGCTTGCAGTCATATTGTTCTCGTGATGATTTGAAAATCAGTTTCTACCGATTCACCAACTGCCAGAGTCAGGATATGCTCACACCAAAACCAGCGCTGATCCATGGTAGATCCTGCAATAGTATTATTACTGGTTAGCCAAGCCGGGGCAGCTAACTCGGAAAACATCCCCGGATCCCTCTCAGTAAAAAACTTATGGCGCATCTCGAACTGCATATTCCCTCGCTCCTTTCAATTCAACCTTAGTTCTTTGTAAACGGGTTGTCAACAATTATTTGTGAAGGGGTTTACTTTTTATTCGTCATCTCCAAAACAACGTCTTGGAAACGCCCCTTGCCAAGCAGGACATCATAAGCGCGTTTCTCTTCAGCTGTTGCGTAGATATGGGCGATGTCGATCTTTGCCGACTGCTTCGACCCATCCGTCCTAGCGTTGGCCTGCTGGACCTTGGCAGCTTTCAAGTAGGGAGCGTACCAGATCGACAAGGAGGCAGCGGTGAGGTCGAGGCCGTGGGCCATGGTGTCCGGATTGGCCATGATGATCCAAGGATCGGGCAGTGAGCGGAACTCCCGGAAGATCTGCGCCCGCCGGCTGGCAGAGACACTGCCATCGACAACTGCCACCGACCAACGCTTGCGGAGCTCAGTAGCGAGGGTGTTCAGGACCCCGGTGAACGGCACGAAGACCAGGACTTTTTCATTGTTGGCCTCAATCAGTTCCTCAAGGACTTTCAGCCGCGGGCCAAAGTCGAACTTGACCAGCTTACCCTCAGCATCATAAGCCACGCCACAACTGACCTGAATTAATTTACTTAATAATACCGCAGCGTTAACTGCTGTAACTGTCTGCCCTCGTAAGTCGGTTGCGGCCTGGTTGCGCAGCTGCTTGTATGCCCTCTCCTGCTCTGCTGACAGCGGGGCCCGGCGATCGATGAAGCACGGCTCCATGGTGGAGCAGACTGTACGCTTGAATCGGATGGCGGGTTTCAATATTCTGGCGACGGACTCTTCCGCCCCTTTCTTCGGCACCCAGCGAAAAGGTCCGAACTGAATCATAGTTTCATGTCGAAAGCTGGTGAAGTGGCCGCGGTAGTTCTCAGGGGTGATCAACTTGCACTGTCCGAAGGCGTCAGGCGGTTCATTGGGAGTCGGGGTCCCGGTCAGTCCCCAGGCGGAGCGGACAATGCCCTGCTTATTCAGCACCCGGTTCATCGGCGCCCACAGGACGCCCTTCTTATTTTTTGCTGAGCGAAGTTCTGCTAACTCATCGACGATCACCAGGTCGATGTCCGGCCGGGAGGCAAGGGCTTCCTCGATAAGGCCTACTCCATGGTGATTGACGATGTAAAAATCATGTGGCTGGGCAAGCAGGTCGAGGCGTTTCTGTCGGCTGCCGTGCAAGACGGCGAAGGTACGCAGCGGGAAGCTCTCGAAGATGTTCTGCTCCCAGACATCATAAATGGTGGAGAGCGGGGCGGCGATCAGGGTGCGGTGGACCTTGCCGGTGCGTCTCAAGTAGTCGGCTGCCCACAGGGCACTGAGGGTTTTTCCAGTACGCATTTCTGACAAACAGTAGCAGCGGGAGTAAAAGGTGAAAAACTCCGCAGTATCGCGCTGATACCACCTCGGGGTGTACCTCCCCGGCCAATCATATTGCGTCCTGATTGGGGATTGAACCTTCACCCCGATGTTATTGAGCACCCGAGCAACCTCGAGGGTGTGAGGCACGGCGACGAACTGGCGGCCCTGCACCACCGCCTCCTTGAGATCAGGGAACAGGGCGCGGAACTGGCCAGCGTTGTCGGTCTGCAGGACGTAGTGGTCGTTTAGGACGCGGATGGTCATTTATACATCCTGTTGATATACTCAAGACTGGGATGGTTCAGCAGGTTCAACTTCTTCAACCAAGATTCAAAATCTTTCAAAGTCTCAGGCCCGTCGACCACAAAACAAGCTCCACCGGCGCATGAGATGGCGTCGATCTGGAGTTTCTGGAAGCCTGTAGCCTTCTTTCCTAGGGCCTTTAATTCTACCCCGAAGAAAATCCCTCGATACTGCCCTATTATGTCAGGTATTCCGCGCACTGACATCATGCCTTGTACTGCAAAGTAGTACCAGCCGGCTGCCTGTTTGAACGTCCCTGCCTTGCTGGCCGGCTGGATGTCATAGCGGGCGAGGAGGTCGCGGGCCAGGCTCTTGGTCTTGCTTTCAGGAGTGCTCATAACTTCATAAGCATCCAGCAGAATGCTACCACTACTCCAACGACGCAAAATGCTTCAGGCCAGTTCATCACTCCCCCCAAAGAAAGTCATCAGGAAACGTATCAACCTCGGTAGCAAACCCAGCGGCTCGCTGATGTCCGCCCCCGCCATACCGCCGAGCTACCTCAGAGACATCGAAGTCACCCACTGATCGCAACGACCACGACCGCACACCTTTCCTGTCGCAGTAGGTCGCTGAGAACGGGGCGTCCGGATAGACCCGACAGAGCTCGTTACCGACCTCGCTTACGTTGGCCGAGCAGTTGACCACCGGCACCTCGTGGATGTCCCAGAACATGATCCGGACGTCGCGCAGGGCGGCTTTGATCTGGCCATTGCGGAAGGTCTGGATGTAGCTGCCGGCCTCAAGTGCAAAATGAACAAAATCAGGATGAGTAGCGTTGTTGTGCCATACTCCGAAGTCAAAGGGTAGGGTGGCGATGTAAAGATTAATTGCTTCAGAGTCTTCCAGCTCGAACTTCCACAGGTCACGGTCCTGGACGTAGGCGAGGATGGCAGGCATCGGCTCCCGCGGGTGGAAATACTCCCAAGTCAGGGCGCAACCGGACTTGTTCATACTGAAGATGGCGTAGTTACTGCCGCGTAAATTCTCTTCCGCCGACTTGTGGTGATCAATGACCAGCAGGCTGTATTTGGCAGCGAGGGCGCCGCAGGTCTCTCGGTCGTAGGAAAAATCGACAATGAGCAGATGCGTCGTGCCCTCTGGGATCTCCGGCACTGGCTGGTTGTACTGGACTGAGATGTAGGTCGCCGTGTCCTGGTAGACTCTCCAGGCTGCGTAGGCTGAGGCAAACCCGTCCGCATCTGAGTGGTAGAGAACTGTTACTGGTTTCATTTTTCCTCCGTAGTTGTGACTCGCCTGGCGAGTTCTTCCTTGTACTCTCTCAATGCTGTTTCGAGCACTTCAACAGGTATCCAGCATCGTTCGGATCCGCGCCCACCATACCCATAGTCCCACTCACAGATAATTTCTACCTCTCCTCCAGATATCTCGATATCAAAAAAGTCATCGGAAATTGTTATCTGCGGGTCGTTCCAGTCGAGATGCTTATCTACCTTCAGCATCATCCATCTCCTTGTTGGGTATGAGCCTGTCGGCTCGGGCTTGTGCGACCTCTGCTGCCCACTCATCCTCGGACAGCGGCTCCTGATCTCTGTCCCAGCACCAGTCTATGTAATCTTCGTATGAGGTGATCATCCCAATACCTCCCCCATAAGTGCGTCCGTAGCTCTGATAATTTCCTCTCTGCTGCCTGAGTACGCCGCTCGCTGCAATGCGTAGGCTTTCTTGCGAAAGTCTCCATAGATCTCATCTCGAAGCTGCGCGATGAGGTTGTCTTTCATCTTTCCAATATCCTCTGGAAGACAGGATACTTTAATCCCGTACTCCACTGATATTGTGTACTGCAAATGAGTAGAGTACACTGATTCTCGGGAAGCATTAACCGAGACTTGCAACAAAGGTATCGGATCTACTGTCTTCTTTCCGGACAACTCTGCTTTAATATTGTCAATGAATTTGCTCATACTCTCCTCTCCCCGCGCCGTGAGGCGCAATCGTTTACCAGGCACCAAGGACATAGGCCTGAAGGCCTGGCCTCGAAGATCTCCATCCTCCAGGCGTCCTCCATCCTCTGCACCCTTGGGATGAACTCCTGCCAGACCTTGGGGATCTCCGCCTTGGTGATCGGCCTGATGCCGGTCGTCTGCTGGTGCTTGGTCCAGATGTATTTGCCTCCAAACTCCTGCAGGTACGGCCTGACCACTGACAAGGCGGCAGCACAGACTCGCAGCTGGTCCTCGTCGTCTCGGATGCTTTTTGAAGTTTTCCAGTCGTACAGCTGGACGGCGTTCTCCTTTACTTTTGTAACCACCACGTCGAGCTTGGCGCGGAACCAGACGTCCTTGGCGAACCAGCTGACCGGCTTCAGCTGCCGGGTCAGGGCGATCTCAAGCTCGGCCTCGACCTTGTGGCCGGAGCGGAGCATGGCCGTCGCGTATTTCTCGACGGGTTTGAGTGCCTCGATGTCCGGGTGCGGGATGCCTTTTAAGAAAAGCTCTCCTGATTTATGGACACGCTGCCCCCATATCGACTCTGGTGAGTCTGTGAACAGAACTGTAAAATAGAACCAGCGAGATGCGTACATCTTCGGACAAGTTTCAAACTTCTCCAAAGCGGTGTAGCTCCAGCTGAAGGGCTTGCCCTTGGCGTTGAGTGGTTGGGTCATTTGAGGTCCTTAGAAGAAGTATACATAATGGCCATATATGCCCTTGAGCACTTGGTCGATTGCTAAGCCAGCAAGTGCGATAATACTTGCAGCGAACGCCAGCGTACTCGCTTCAGCGTGTAACTTGCGGTGTCCTTTGTAGACCGACAATAGAAAAACCAATGCCGATATTGGGATAGTAAAAAACTGAATCATAGTTCCCTCCTTAGTAAGAAAAATGATGCCCTCGCAGTCAGTTACCCAGCCAGAGTGCGATCCTGCGAGGGCATCGTCCAGCGCACAATTTACTGTGACATGGTTTACAAATAAAAACAAGTAAAAAGTTGCGGGGTTTACTTATTTCTCGCAGTCCCCGTAGCTCACTGCATACCCGCCCGATGACTTCAGCGGCAGGTCCGGGCACCACGGCGATGCGGTGGCCATGACTTTCTTCATCATCTGCAGGCAGTCGTCGGCGCGGTAGAACGGGACGCAGCAGACTACTTCGTCATGGGTGCTGGTGACGACCTTATACGTTCCCTGCCGGTCGGCTGCCCCCCAGGCTGCCAGCTTCGCACGAATGACCAGCATTTGATCGGAGAGCACGATCCTGGATAATCCTTGTACCACATTTTCCACACATTTACCGCCGTAGATATAAGACCACTCTTTCTTCCGGGCATTGGAGAGATACCGGTACTGCCTCTGCTCGTTGCTGCGGAGTTTATGATACCTGATCTTCATGCCGTTCGGCATAATCAGTCCTTCCTTGCAGGTAGTTACCAAGTCGCGTTTACCAACCGGGATTTCGTCCCCCTGCACGATGGCTGCCAAGGCCCCGCCTGCTTCCTTCCAGGAGGCCACCACAGCGGCGTTACTCAGGCGGTACTTGTCAACTATCTGCTTCACCGTCGCGCAGTGCCAGAGATGGGCTTCTGCCTCGACATTGAGAGGTTTCATGGCCAGTGCCTCATCCTGTAAGAAGGCACAACCGGGTTTGTAACTCCGCTGGTGGCAGAAAACGTCGATGTTTGCCCCCAGCTTCTCGGCTTCTGCTGGACCAAAGAGGATGGAGGGCATCCCCATGAACCCGACCCGCAGGCTCTCCTGGAACTTCGACCAGCCCATACCATAGCCGTTACCGAGTACCGAGGCTTTGCCGGCCATGCCCTCCAACCAAAACTCGGGCAGCTTGCGGTTGACCTTGTAGCCGAAGATCAGCGAGGCCTGGCGGTTGTACGGGTCGCCGTCAGCACGGAACAACTCAAGCAGATCCTCCTGCCCCGCCCAGTAAGCGAGCATCCGAGCCTCGATCTGCCCAAGGTCACGCACGACAAGAACATGCTTATCGAGGGCGCAGAGGGATTTTCGCAGAGCTCCGGAAGTGATGTCTTTTGGATTTACTCTCCCTAGGTTCTGCGCGTTCTGTTTGTCGCCGCCGGACCAGCGCCCGGTATGGGCACCATAATAGGTCAGGTACACCGGGAACGCCCCGCGCTTACCGATTTTGAAGAACCGCTTGCTCCGGGTTTCCTTGATCGTCGATTTGATCCCCATGCGGGCTTCAACTACAGCTTGGACCTGCTCGTCTGGATGGTCGAGGAGCATTTTGAACTCCTCGTCGCTCTTGCCGAAGGCGTAGGCCCAAGGATAGGAGTTTTTCTCCTCTTTCATCCGCACCCGGTCCTCGACCGGCAGCCCTGCAGTCTTAAAGGAAGGCAAGATCCCGAGCGGCGGCTCGCCGGCGTTGTCCGGGTCCACCCGCCCATCTTTCAGCTTCGACGGACTGAGTTTTTTCGGCGGGTTCACGCCAAGGGTCAGCAGCAGGGCAGCAAACTGGTCGTTGGAGGCGAGCACGGACTTGTCCGTCGCGCATTTCTTCAATAGCGCCCGCTTGCTCCTGCGCTCTCGTTTGTACTCCTCAACCAGGATACCTCGCTCGACCTGCAGCACCGGCTCGGTGAACAGCCGGATGGTCAGATCGATCAACCGCAGCTCAGACGGCGGAAATTGTCGTTTCATCACATCAAAGGCATCGGAGGTCAACTCCACGTCGTTGCAACAATAGCTGCCGAGTATGCGCTGCTGCTCGTCGGTCAGTTCCCAGAGGTTGATGAAACTGACCAGTTCATGTCCCTTCTCGCCAAGCTGCAGCAGACGGGCGATGTTGGCCAGGCTTACCGACTCATGCGGATAGATGGCGCGGGCCATGCTCAAGGTGCAGCCCCAGAACGCCGGTTTGATCCCCGTCCGCCAGGAGAGTATGGCACCGTCGAAGTGAGTATGGTGGCAGACGACGAAGCTGTCCTGCCAGGGGTGGGTCTTCAGGAAGTGCAGGAGGTCTTCTCGCTTGTAGAGGTAAAACGCTCGCTCCCGCTCTATTTTGACCCCCAGGCCGTGGACTTTGAAGAGATCATGACGGACATACTCTTCCGTTGTCATCTTCGACAGGGTGATGTTCTCCTGCGTCACTGGGTGCTTGCCGTAGGCGGTTTCCCAGTCGAGGGTTACTTTGATCATGGTTGTTTCACCACGTTCTGAATCGAGTAAGCCAACGGCGGAGTGATTGCATGTCCGTCCCTACCGTCGAACCTGCGCTCCCCAGACAACACGTACTCTTTGTATTTTTTGCCTGTGATGTTGTCGTAACGAATATCTACAGCAACGACAACTTCCTGCTCATCAGGTCCGCAGAAGCCCGACCATCCGAGCACCCATACTTTTTCTCCTGCTTTTGCATCGATCATTAGTTTCTCCCCTCCCGCCCCACCACGTGGTGGTGGAGCTTCAGTAATTTGGTCATGTTCTCCGGCTTCGGTCCGCCTGCCCCCGACTCCCACAGTTGCCAGACACTGACGGAAACCCCGAGGATCTTGGCCATGTCCTGCTGGGTCCGCCCGAGGGTGGTGCGGATGAATTTGATTTGTTCGGGGGTCATACCAATCCTCTCAGCAGTACGAAAGTTACACAAATAAACCCAGCCCAGGCGATGGTGAAACAGAACCAGGCGAGCTTTTCCTTTGTTGGCAGGCCGTCGAGCGGGGTGTCGTATGTTTTCATTTTACAGGCTCCTTTTTAATGTGACTCAGTTTACAGTTTATCGCTCGCCGCTGCAAGATAAAGTTAGCTCAAACGTCCCGGCTGCGGGGATTTTCCATAAGTTTGCGCTCCTGTCCTTGCCTGACAGCGCGGCCCACTCAGCACTGCCTGCGTTTTTAGCCGACTCGCCGGTGATGGAGAACCCACGCTTGGCCGGCGGGGCGAGGAGGGTCGGGCTGTCCCAGCCCATCCGGGCCATGCGCTGCACCAGGCTGGCACCGTTGGCAAGGCCGATGAGGACCGCCAGGTCTCCGGAGGTGTAGCTCTTGCCGTCATCACAGGCAAGCTCATAGGTCTTCTGGCCGGAGGGCAGGGTGATACGGCGTGGCGGTCGGATGACTCTTGAGGGCTTAATACTGGGCGTTGTCATATGTCGGCCTCTGGGTTGTTTGGTGGTCGGTCAGCTTGTCTATGGCCTTCGGCAGGGTGTGGACGAAGGCGAAGGACATGGCGGCTATCAGGGTCGCAGCTGCGGCATAGAGGAGTAGGGATTTCATGGTTTGGGCTCCTTACCAAATATGGATGTCGGCCATGTGGCCTTCACAGACGAAGACAACGGCGAAGTCGGTACCTACGCAGTCGCCTATACCTTCCTCGCCGGACAGCACCTCCATAGCCTCAGCCTGAGCTACCTGCTGCGCCTCCTCGACGTTTTCCGCGTTAATGTGGGCCAGGTATGTGTCCTCGCCGTACTGGTGAGCAATAGTGTCGGGAACGATCATCAGGACCGTGTAGGGTTGGAGTTTAACTTGCTGTGGTGCCTGCTTTGCTTCAAGTGCGTCCAGTAACTTGTCAACGTCTTCGTCTGTGTATTTCATATCTTTGTCCTCCTCTGCTGGTTTATCCTCATCTTGCCACGGCACGGTGCCGTGAGTCCTTAACTGCTCAAATATGTCTGCTACTGTTGAGGGTTTGGTCATGGGCTATTCTCCATCACTGTCAATAAAATTGGCCACCCACAGCCAGTACCCGGACCGAGTGTTGCCGTGGTACACTTCGTCCTGCCAGTCATCAGCCGTGTATTTTGGGTGCTCTCCCCACCAGCCATACGACTCTGCAAGGGCGTCCGCTTTCAACTCTATTTCGTTCTTCAGATCCTTTCCCATTTTATTCTCCTGTTTGAGTGTTTTTGTATGTGCTGCCTCGCCGCCGAGGAGGGCGCTGGTCCCTCCCCAGGAGCCGGGCGGCTCAGTACACCAGACCAAGCGACTCAACGGCAGTTTTGAACTCCTCCATCAGCGCGGGCAAGCGAGCAAGGAGTTTTTCTTCGGTGAAGTCTGCGAGCTCTGCAGCGGGCCAGATGGCTGTATACCTGGCGGCGGCGAGGTCGGGGTCTTTGCCTTCGCCCCAGGCAGTTGGCATCGTGACAAAATCAGGCTCGTAATACCTGAGAGCATCCTGCCACTCTACAGCCTCAGCTAAGGAGTCGAACGGGCAGGAGTGCCAGGTGTCGAGTGAGTAGGGCAGAAAGGTATATTTCGGTTTGAAGGTTTTCGGGTCCGTCTTGTGGTGGACCGGCGCAATGGTCAGGTTGTCGAAATTTTCCAACGACTGCAACCAGGTAACAAATTTCTGAGGGAGTTTGTGCCTGATCGGTACATCCAGGAACCGGACCACAGTCTCAAAATTCTTCGGCTCGCCTTTGCGCTTGCCCCAACAGTCTTTGTCTGAGGCGTGATAGATCGAGTTGGCCACGTAGTGCATCGGGCCGGCAGTGCTGCACAGGTGCCATTTCAAGAGGGGTGCGAGGTCAGGGAAGAACCTGGCTACTTCGTCGTGCTGCATGCCCCAGCAGCGGTCGTACCAGCGATTATTCCCGGCCCGCTCTGCCTTGACGGCAGTAATAGCAAACGAATTGTGTCCGTTGCCGCAATCGTCGTCGTGGCGGATGGTGACGGTTAAGCGTTCGTTGCCGATAGTTTTGGTACGGGTCAGTTTCTGGTTCTTGACTAATTTGGATGCAGGTAAGGTCATGGTGGTCTCCTTGGTTGTCATTGTTTGCGCTCCTGTTGCTCAGTTTTGAGTTGTGCGACCATGCCCCTTAAAGTGTGGAGCATATGTTTCGGGATGGCCGTCTGGCCATTCTCCCATCTGTTCCATGTGATGCGAGAAACGCCGAGAAGGTCAGAGGCTTTTCCCTGGGTGAGTTTAAATGCTGATCTGAAGGCTGTTAAGTGGGCCGGGGTGGCCCGCCTTTCTGTCTTTATATACCTAGGGTCTTCCTTTGCTTTGATTTCCATAAAGTCGGCTATGCGCGCCGGGACGTTGGCTGATTTTTCGAGTCTACGGTAGTAGCTCTCTGAGATATTGAATTGTTTGGCTGCGTAGAAAACTGACCAGCCTGCCATTTGCCGTACTTCTTTCAATCGTTGTCCAGCCATTGTGGTTTTCCTCCTTATGTAGTCATAATATACTAAGCAGGAAGTTAAAGTCAAGCGGTTTACAAGAAATAATGTAAAAATAAGTTTTTTCAGATTGAATTACAATGATTCCAGATAGTTAGGCTGGAAGGTAGGACGAATTTAACCTAAAAACGAAAATCATACTCAGTCTGTATGTATTTTGGTCCGTAATATGCTACATCAATTAAATTGGTAAATATGCCAGTGTTAGGCTGATGTATCATATCGCGGACCAAATGGCTAGTCCTTAGGCAGTGCTTATGTCTTTTTTTACTATATATATATATATTATTTAATAAATATAATATAAGGGGTATGATTTTATTCAATTTTCTCCACGCGACTGGGACCCCCCGCCGCCACCAAAACCTCTAGAAATAGCCTTTTTCGTGTAAACTATGCCACAGAAAAATCATTTTTTACCTCCTCTCGGTCCGCGATATGATACATGCCTGTTCGCCCGACCTTCTAAAACACCACACTGTGGTATATGTTTCTCCACTGATGTCGGAGGAATAGGCAAGAATCAGCAAGATTTTTTACTCCATCGTCTCTGTGTTTGATCTCCTTCAAACGTATCATTTTGCGGACCTGATCAGCTTCAGTTTACATTTTTTCAGTAAAACACCAAAATTTTTTCAGATAAAAATCGTCTCAGATGTGGTGTGATCCGCACTTTCCTAACTCAATTCTGCTACCTCGCCAGTGTTTGACCTCCTAGCGACAGTATAGTTTTGTTACTTTTTATGTATCAGAATGTTACTACAGAATGTTACTACAGATGTATATTCCTGTTACATAACTTGTAACAATTCACTACTCAAAACATGCAGACTTTCGGGTTTTAGGGCCTCCGGCCTGCATGTTTTAGGTATCAAATTGCTACTATTTGCCTTTCTCGATACCGGCAAGGTATGCCTGCATTGCATCCATCAGCCGGCTTTTTGTCGTGTACCCTGTATAAAGTACCGTCCGCACTCCGCCGCCTTCATTGCTCATCTGTTCAAGGCAAACACCGCCATACGCCCAGCTCAGGTGGTAGCATCCAGGGTTTGCCTGATACGTGCCGTCTTTTCTGGTGTAAGCGGTTTCAGGATTGCCGGTTACTTTGTTGATCCTGGCCACAACCATTTCAAGGTCTTTTTTCGTTACTCGCTGCATGATATTCCCCTTCAATTTTTGATTTTTAACACAAGGCCCGGCGAACCGGGCACGATGTATTAACAGCTTGCTACTTCCAGACAATAACCGTGTTTGGATACAATAGAGAGTAGGTTTTCATACTCGCTCTCATTGAAGTATGGCCAGGATACACCATTCATTTCTATGTGAAATTGTCGCATTAACGGATAATCGGCAAGGCTTTTTGCTGCATATTGCTTCATATATTTCTTATACTCAATTTGTATAACGTTCATCATATCACCTCGAAAATGTAAAAGTGAACAACCTGCAACCGAGCCGAAATACTCAACCGATAATAGCCAGGTTCGGACAATAACCTGGAGAGCGCTTGCCTTATTAAGATGTGTCTCATATCATTTCTCCTTCGCTGGTAAATTCATATTCGTTAGCAATGATGGATTCATCCACCTGTTCATCTGACATTATCCAATTATACTCATCTTCCAGCCTATCATATATCCAATCAGCGAAGTCTCGCATACACTGTATAAAATCATCTTCACCAACTACAGGTAGATAGCTGTCGAATGAGTTTTCACACTCTACCTGCATACAACCTGAATGATAATAATGCCCGCTGTGACGCATTGAACAATGAATTCGGTAGAAGTTTTTCTTCTGTAAATCTTGCAGAACTTTGACGATTCTATGCAATTCTTCATCCTTTGGATACTCAGTTTTAATCGCCTTGAAAGCGCCTGCCTTGTATTGATATTCGCCCTTAAAACAAGCGCCGTCACCTTGAGATGAAAAACCAGAAAAGTAAATGCAGGGATCATACCTTACTTTGCCATTCATGAGTTTAACTGGCCTTGTCCTGATATCAAGGCCAAAAGTTTCCGCTATAGTCGCTACATCCTCATAGGTAAAATCAAAGGTAGATGAATCCTGATTCTCGCAGTCTCTCCACCATTGCCGCGCCTTTTCTTTAGCATCATCTGATAACTCGTCAAATTTATAAACTACCTTTTCAATTGTTCTCATTTCACCACCTCAAGAGCTGATATTATTGGGTGCATAAGCACGGACACCTTGATAATTGCCAAGTGTCCGGCATAGACCAGAACGGCGACAACTATGCAGATAAGGGCTTTCATAGTTACACCTCACTATTAACGATTATCGAGATAAGACTATCCAGCATGTAACAATATTCCAGGCCATAAACTGCACCGCTTTCCCGCTGTAACTTGCGGGCCTGTCGTATCGCCCGTTCGGTTGCATTGAACCTATTATTAATAGGCCATAAATGGCTATCGTCCTGCGCTAGGTATGCTTTATTGATTGCGCGGATATTCGCTAGGCCGTTCTTGTCGTCCGCCTCATTTGCTATCTGCTCTGCTGTCTTTATCATCTTCTCCCCCTTTGCCGGGATATCCCGCCCGGCTCGGGAGTTTGGGTTTACTTAAGTTCGCCTATAATCTTTATATTGAGTGCTTTGCAGGTTTCCCTTGCTTCTTTCTTTGTCCAGGACCAAGGGACTACAACGTCATTTCCTTTTTCATCTACTATTCGCCAGCAGTTCCGCCAGTAAATCCGCTTAGCTGTTCTCATTTCATTAACATCGCGTTTAAGATATGCCTTTCTCATAATGCTCTCCTCAAGTTGAGTTATTCTCAATCAATCTCTATAATTAATAGTATTCGATGTATCGCAAAGATACAAGGGAAAAGTTAATCCGTTTACATTTTTATTTCGTTGCTTGGTTTACTTTGTTAATCCGTTTGCGTAGGCGAATCGGTTTACCTTTTGAGGGCTGCCAGGCGGGTATGATTGCCAGCTCGCCTGGTTTGTGCAGATCAGCTAGGGGAATTTCAATTGAGGATCACAGGGCGCCGGGTGCGTAGGGGTAGGGGCGTCCGTGATATCGGGGAAGGGTGCCTGGGGGCAAGGGGGGCGGAGGGCCATGCTTCATTTCATACCTTCTGTTAGGAAAACTATCTCCAGACCCAAATCTCCGTAAACCCCCGTACTTACTACAAAAATCCTCCTCCCTAAAATATAACCCCCCGTTTTTACTACAAATTTCCGTAAACCAAACCACACACCCCTGAAGCCCTCAGAAATTCCCTCGAACCAACCAAGAACCCTAACACTCAGCAACTGCGTTCCGTATCATCCTGTTACTTTTCTCTTGCAATTTCTCCGCAAACACGCTACCACCTTTAATATGAACCTGACAAGCCATCACACCATGCTCGAAGACGATCTCGCCGACCTTCTTTCTGGGGACTACGAGGACCTACCACAAGCTGTGGCCATGCAGGATGGCGAGATATTCACCGTCGCCGCCCCCACTCCTACTGTTCTCAAACGCGACACAGTCAACCGCTGGGACCCCAGGCTCATCCTCGACCTGGCCCTGGGGGTGGAAGACCTCGACACCGTCCTGCCCCGCTATAACCTCACTCCAGACGACTACGAGACCCTGGCCCACTCGCCGATCTTCAGGCGGGAGCTGGCTCTGACCATCCGCGACGTCCGCGAAAACGGCCTGCCGTTCAAAGCCAAGGCCCGGGTCCAGGCAGAGGCCTACCTCGAGGTCTTAGACGAGCTGGTGTACAGCGACGGGACGCCGGCCAGCACCCGGCTGGAAGCAATCAAGTCGACGGTGGCCTGGGGCGGCCTGATCCCCAAAGAGAGCAAGGAAGAAACCGGCGCCACTGGCAGTACTATCAATGTCCAGATCAATTTCTGACCTAATATCAAGGAGTTAACAATGGGCGACATCATCACCCCTCAGACCACAGCCAAGACCTCGGACGTCATCCATCTGACCCGTGGACCCTTCCCGAAGACCATCCATGCGGTCGGACCGTTCGCCGCCAACACGATCGCCGTCAATATCGTCACAGCCATGGATGCAGCAGGTGCAGCGACGGCCGTCCTGCCGCTCTACGACGCCTTCGGCGCCGCGGTGACCATCACCGCCACCTCCCAGCCGATCACCATCCCCAGCCCCATCAGGCTGCAGTTCGTCAAGACGGAGTCGGTAGGTGCCACCATCGGCGTCGCTCTGGTTGAGCAGGAGTACTGATATGTCTGTCTTCTTCGACCCGTTCCACTCACTGACCAACGAGCCATTCGGGCAGAACTTCGGCTCTGCTCTCTCCGCCGGCGGCGACGCAGGGCTCTACCCCGACACTGAGAACTTACTGGCGTGGTACCGCACCGACATCGTCGACGGGAACCTCAAAGCCTGGCTGCCTCCGGGCACCAGCCATGTCACACAGCAGGTAAAAGGCTCTGGCTTCCTCGGCGCGGGCAGCGCCACTGTAGCTGGCCTGTTGGTCAGCGACACCATCACCTCCAGCGGGCCATCTGATCCGATATGCAGCGTGGCTGGCACGCTGACTTTTCCTGGGCCGGATTGCTGGGATATTGATGTGTTCCGGGATGGGGTGAGGTGGGCGAGTTGGAAGGGGATAAACGTCAGTAAAGATGCTGAGTTAGATGCCTCTGGTAATGGTCACCATCTCACGGCGCTGGTGACTACTACCATCACCGAGAGGCTGGACGGGACGGGCAGCAATTGGCTAAACGAGAGGGGGTATAGCCTCACCGGATTAGGTCCAGAGATGATACCTGCCGTCCAGGACCGGGAGATGACCTATGACTCAGGAGTCTGGGATAATGGGACCGGCACCACATGGATTATTGGCGGCGGCTTTGCGACTCACACAGGTGCAGGATCTTCGTTATACGGGATACCAATCGTCGTAGGCAAACAGTACAGATGCCGGTTCACTATACATCAGCATGGTGGCAGCTATGTAGGCATCTCAGGATCTACGATGGCGGCTGGGTATTATCCCGCAACGGTCGGTGCGTTTTCAAAAGATTTTACCGCAACCGGCGTAAAGCTGAATTTTTACTCTGATTCAGAATCAAAAATTACAGTTGAATCCCTCCGGGAAATCATCACATACAAAACACCTGCATCAGTGCGCGGGTTGCCCTCCGATATCGGACGAGTTGTATGTATCGGGGATAGTCTCACAAATGGGTATGTCGGATACATATCGTCGCTTAACCCCTCTACCGAGTTTTATTACGCAGGCATAGGTGGGAGCACATCAACTCAGGTGGCGGCAAGATTTCAAGCCGATGTCGTGGACGCAGGGGCCACAGATTGTATCCTGCTGGTAGGGATAAATGATATTATTGCAGGGACTGCTGCGACAGCGATAATGGCAAAAATCACAGAGTGTGCCGTGCTCTGTGTAAATAATAACATACGATTGATGGTGTCCACCCTGCCGCCATTCGGGAGTCACGCATCATGGTCATCTGCAAAACAGACACAGTTGGAGTCGTTCAATACCCTCCTGGCTGCGTATTGTGCGGCAAATGGGCACACTCTCGCAGATCTCTACGCTACATGGAAAGATCCGAGCACAGTGGCATTGCTGGTGTATTATGAAACTGCTGATCATCTACATCCTAACGTAATTGGGTCGAAGGCGCAGGCCGATCTATTCAGTAGTCTATTGCCGACTACATACTCTGCTGGGGATGCTTACAGTGAGCCGTTGTTAATCCCCGGCCCCCTCGGCATAGACGGCCCAATAACCGGCACCACCATAACCGCCCCACTCGGCCCGAAGTTCCAGGCCATCGACACCTTCACGAACGGCGCAGCGGTAGACCTCGCCACCCTCGTACCGACAACACAGGTGCGGACTGGACCACGGGGGACGCTGGTCTATCGCACTGCGCTGGATGCTGCCGGGATTATCCGAGCTGATCGGGTGGTGGGGTATGTCGCGCCTGAAGAAGTTGATTTACTATTTATAAACGAAGATCAAGCGACAATAAATGACGACCCACTAACATTCTGAGGACTCTATGAAAAATTTATTTTTATTCCTGTGTTTTCTCCTGGTGGCCTCAACGTACTCGATGGCTGCGAATGTTGACACCGATATTGATAACAACGGATACATCGATATTGCCTACGGCGGGACCAATGCGGCTACTGCTGCTAATGCAAGAACGTCACTGGGTGTTCCAGCTACAGCTTCAACCTTGGCTGGCTCCTGTACAGTAGGCCCATGCCTTGACGGTACAAGCGATGGTGGTGACCTGATCAAGCTCTACGGCCCTGGAGGTTTTTGGACCGCACTGCAGGCTGGGAATTCGGTCGCCAATAGATCATGGAGACTACCTCTTGCCGCAGCCCCTGGTGCAGGAACTACCAGGCTGATGAATATGGACGAGAACGGCCAGATGGGTTTTGTTGATCCGGCTACGTTTGCCGCAGCTCTTGGTGCTGATGATAACTATGTGACAGATGCCGAAAAAACCGTCATTGGGAATACCAGTGGCACTAATACTGGCGATCAGGTTATCAGCGACACAGCTTACGATGCTACCACCTGGAACGCCAACACCGATGCAGCCACCAAGAATGCTATAAGGGACAAGATCGAATCACTGGCTGGCGGGCATAGTGCTGTCACAATCAACGCCACGGCCAACGGACTTAGCGTTGATGGAAGCCAGGTTCTTACGCTTGGTTTAGCCTCTACCAGCACAATTGGTGCCCTCTCGGATACGGATTGGGATACATTTAATAACAAGGTTGGCCTTTCCTCTGTACCATCTGCCGACAACCAGATTATGCAATCAACTGGTGTTGGTACATACGCCTGGACCAATTCCCTGGAGGGGATTGGAGATTTCACTGATGCTGGAAGTTATAATAAGATCACGATAACCCAACCAGCTACCGGTGCAACCCTTACGCTCGTTGATGGATCAAGTCTTATTACTGCCGGGGCCTACAGCACAACCTTAACGGCTACTGGGGCAACGGACGTAACCCTACCGACTACAGGTACGTTGGCAACCACAGTAGTACCAGAGGTCAACGGTTCTGCCAGTGGCAACCTGACCGCTGCAAACGTGTCATCGACAATCGTCTACAACACCGGCATGGGCGCGGCAGACGTTGCCTTGGTCCTGCCAACCGCTGCATCTGGATACTCGGTAATTTTCACAGTCGGGACGGCACAATCTAACAAGTGGGGGGTTCAAGCAGGAGCGAGTGATAAAATCTATCTGCTGGCCGCTGATGGCACAATAGCAGCAGGGGCGGACAATGGGTATGCTCGCATGACCGCTGCACAAGTTGGACAATCGTTTGCCTGCTGGACATTCAAGACGGATGCCTATGACTGGATGTGCAAATCAATTTCGATTGGAACATCAACCTTTGCAGCCAACTAATATGAAAAAATTCATGCTGAGTTTGATCTTGTGCCTATGGGCCTCTGCTTCGTGGGCGTTTCCTCCGGGCTTTATTGGGGCTATTACACAGGGGGCAGCTGGGGGCACTCCAGATCCAGCAATAGCCTATGAAATCTATTCTAGTAATAGTGGAACAGGGACCGCTGCAACCTTCTCCACCCCTACAGGGACCACAGACGGTGACCTTCTGGTTATGGTGGTCAACGAGGATGCAGGTACGGGGATCACACCCCTTGCCGGGTGGACACAGATTGCTTATGTCGATAGCTATGCGTCAGCCGACGCTGGGGTATACTACCGAGTGTTTCAGACCGGCGATGCAGTGCCATCCGCGACGATAGGTTCATCCACCGAGTGGTCCGGGGTTGTGGTGAGGTTGAGCAAAACCACTGGAACGTGGTCGATAGCTGATTTCGCTGCCGCTGGAACGTTAGTTCCACTTACAGTCACTGCGACAAACCCAGGAATGCTGCTTTTCTTGTGGGGGTCTGATGATCCTGCCACTATCAACACACCCCCCGCTGGTATGACAGAGGTAGTGATAGTCACTCCCGCCAGTAGTCGTGCTGGTGCTTGGAGGCAGAATGTTTCTTCGGCTGGCGATTACGAAAAATCCCTGAACGTAACCGATCAAAACGCACACTTTCTGGTGGCTATAGGGCTGACGCTATGATGATCAGACTGCTACTCTTGATATCGCTTCTCATCTTTCCGGGTCTGTCTTTCGGGGCGGTCCACGACATTACTGGACTCCCGATTACGGCTTCAGGATGGACGGACTTTGCCACGATGACCGGGGGAGGCGGCTACTCAACATCTCGCGTAATCTTTGTTTCCTCTACGGATGGTGATGATGGGACCGGGACACCAGATACAATCGCCAACGTCACGTTTGATGCCTACGGATCATTTCAGCCTGCCGGTACAATCCATCCCTATGCCACGGTAGGCGCTGGATACACGCAAATGAGAGACGGGTATGCAGATATCCTCCTGCTCAAGCGGGGAGATAACTGGGTGACACGGTTCTCTACTGGCGGGGTTGGCAATTGGACAAAATCTGGGGCCTCGACATCTGCCAGGATGATAGTATCCAGTTACGGGACAGGGGAGAGGGCAAAAATCACATCTGACGAAGCGGGCAACGAAGCACTGAAGATTTACGGAGGGGATAACCTGATATTTTCCTCAGTGTGGTTTTACTGTCCAACGTGGGAGTCCAGTACCCCCGGCATAAGCGTCCTGCTCGACTCAAACGATATTCTCCTTGAGGATTTTTTTGTCGAGAAGCACTGGAAGAACGTCATCCAGGGCGACACCGTAAACACTGGTATTTTCGTCAACAACCTCGCCATCAGGAGATCGACATTTTCCGAGATGTCCGCCCATGACGGAATGTGGTACGCTGCAATTGCCGATAACATCCTGTTTGAAGAGAGCATATTTTATAAGCCGCACGACCCCGACGCCCTTGCCCCTGCTGTTGAGGGTAGACATTTTTACCTATCGCCTGATGGCCCGAATGGAGACACGCACCACGACCTCACCAACGTGGTTATGAGAGGGAACATTCTCTATTACTCCGACCGTGGAGGTATCGACGGGAGGTCTGGAGGACTGTTCGACAACAACCTCTTCGTTCAGGCTCCTGTAAATGTCGGAGGGTTTGGCGGAAGCTCGGGATCAATCCAGTCGGGAACAGTGATAAGAAACAATGTATTCGCAGAAGGCTCGGCAAATACCGGGGAGGGGACAAAACTCAAGCTCATCAATATGTTGAACACTGAGGTGCATCACAACATATTTATCGACCCCGTTGGCGTAACGGCATCCACTTACGGCATAACTCTTTTAGGTGATGGAGAGGGTTTTAATTACTCCCATAATGTGAGTGTGCATGACAACGTGATTTACAATATCAATGGGTCAGGGTCGGGCAGAGGAATCTATATAGTAGGATTAACGGATGTCTCGGGGAATAATATCTATGACAATGATATTCAGATGCCCGCAGGCTCAACCAATCTTGTATACCTCGATGCCTCCCCTCTATCAGGGTTCACTTATTCAGGGAACAGGTACTACTCATCTGCGGATGCGAGTACGTGGTTTTCTCCAGGCGGGACTATCGCAGGGTGGGTGACAGCAGTTGGAGAGACCGGGCACATCATCACTGAGATAACGTACCCAGATGCAACGAGGACGGTGAAGACATACAACGTCACGCTCGGAGGCACAGCCTCAACGCCAGAGTTTATGGCCGCCGCTATTGCTCAATCCCGCCAGAATTGGCGGACAGAATACACCGCCGATGCCGTTAATGATTACATCCGGGCAGGGTTCGGGATCAATTTGGGCGGCACTGCCGGAATGGGTGGATCTGGTTCGATGGGGTTGGGTGGTAGCGGGACTATGGGACTGCAATGACAAGAAACGAGCAAACTTTACTTGGGTGAAAAAAATGAAGAGACTTTTTGCAGTGGCACTGGTCGTGGGGTTGCTGTCGAGTTGTGCGATTGATTACACGAGCATCGAGTACAATATCAAGGCAGAGGGCAGTTCAAAGGCCAACATCCGAGCTGATGGCAGCCAGTTCGACAAGTCAACCGCACAGGATGCCAGTATGCCTGGAGCAGCCCTTGAAGGATTCCTTGATGCGCTGAAACCAGACGTGCCAAGCATTGTTGAGAAGGTACAGGAGCCGGTTGTACCTCCGCTCGCTCCGACAGAACCCTCCACTCCTATCTTTCCTGATGTTACACCGCCGGCTGAAGAACTCGCTGACCCCATCGAGCCTGAAGGCCAGATTGAGGAGGTAGACTGATGTTCAGGTTAGTGCTGGCGCTTGTCTTACTCTGGGCGGTGCCGGCCAGTGCAGTGACCATACCTCAGTCGCTTAACGAGTGCAACGCCCTTTGTGCTCAGTATTTTCCGGGAGGTGTGCCAGTCACACCACCGATAACGCCCCCTGCCACACCTCCATCCGGCAACAAGACATTCCCGCACCAGATCACCTTCGAGCGAGAAACCACTCAGGGCAACGGCTCAGCCGGCATCCTGTTCAGGACCCTGCAGGCCGGATCGATTACCTACGTCTCGGTCAACGGCGAGGTTGCGAGGCAAGGCACACCGTACAAAGGAGCACCGGTCTTCCTGCTGACCAAGTCCGGCGATCAGTATGCCAGGCCGCTGCAGTTCGTGATCAAAATGGCTGACGGTGTGACGTATACTGCCAAGAGTGGCACCGCCGGAGAGACAACTGGACCGGTTACCCCGGGAGTATATAAGAACTCTGCGACATACAAGGCATACGGAAAAAGGAATGGTGATAGGTGGGCGTGGCGCATCAACAAACGAGGCGATTCCCTCGGCTCAGGGCCGGTAAAATTCACCTTCTCGGACGGACTGACTTTCGTGGTCAAAGACCCGAACAAGAACTGTCGAGATAGAGAGGATACCTGCAATAGGGATTCCCGTGCGGAGAAAGACGGATTTCTGTACAAGCCGGGCAACGGGTTACCGAATGGAACCGGTGATGCAGATCGCGGCACGGCGCACGGTGGCATCTATCTCCATGCTCCTTACGGGAACGATAGCAAAGAAGTGAAAATGCAATGGTAATTTGTCCCCAATGTGGGCACAAATATACCGGTCCAAGATGCCCGATATGTAATTATCCAAACGAAGATTGCGACTGAAGTTTTCCTTTACTTCCTGGAGGGAGAGATGAGGGTGATTGCGGAAGCGAGTTTGCACATGAGTGACAGGGACGAGAACGGTATTCATCAGGTAAAGGATCGCTACTGCCCGGAAGACGGCCCCTGCTTCTCCTTCGACTACAACGGGCGGAAGAACAAAGGCTGTGAGAGGTTCAGGCAGCAACCTACCGGAGTAAAATTATGCGTCAAATTATAATCCTCATCCTATTCTTTGTAGCCTCAACTGCCCACGCCGAGCCGGCCACGGTAGTCAATGTCGTCGACGGCGACACCCTCAAGGTAGCCACTGAGCAAGGTATCACTGTAGTTCGTCTCTACGGCGTCGACTCCCCTGAGAAATCCCAGGCGCACGGCCAGTCCGCCCGGGACTTCGCCGCCTCGCAAGTCTTCGGCAAGATCGTCGACGTCGCCCCGGTCGGCAGGGACCGCTACGGACGGACAGTTGCCCTCGTCATGGTCGGCACCCAATGCCTGCAGGAGCAGCTGATCCTCCAGGGCTACGCTTGGGTTTATCCAGACTACTGCAAGGAGAGGTTCTGCCAGGCATGGACGACCTTGCAGGGCATCTCCGCCGGCAACAAGGTGGGGTTATGGGTGGACCCGGCACCGGTACAGCCGTGGATATGGAGGAAACAGGCGCGATGAACCATTTCCCAGAACCGAAATTCGAGTTCATTCCTTGCACCATCAGAGCCAGGCTTCTTGAGGATTACGTGTACCAGATCGGGGAGTCCAGGCCGATAATCATTCCGGAGGGGTTCGAAACCGATTTTGCCAGCGTCCCGCGCCCGCTCTGGCCGATTGCCTCTCCAATGGGGATTCTCCGTTACGGCTC